GGCTGGTTGAAGCGGATGTCCTTGCCGCCGCGGGCATAGGCGATGAGTCCTGGTTCGAACTGCTCGACCCGGTTGCCGTCGGCGTCGACCACCGCCGGGGCGATGCCCTGTTGCGCCTCCTCTTCGCCGAAGACGATGGCGGTGACGCAGGCCTCGGTCTTCTTGCGGACGATCTCGGCCACCTCGTAATCATCGAGATCACGCAGCGCGCGGATGACCGGCGCGCCCCAAGGGACGCCGCGCGCCTGCGTGCGCTGCTTCTCATAGACATGCGCGATCTCGCTCGCTGGAACCGGTCGGCTCTGCAGGCCGTTTTGCAGGGCGCCATAGGCGTCGCCAGGATGCTCGGCGTGGAGCCAGTAGGCCTTGCGCTTGCCGAGCGGATCGAACTCGATCCCCTGCACGAGGCGGCCCGCACCGAGCGCGCCGGATTTGGTGACGTCGAGGAAGTCGGCCTCCAGCACCTGCAATTGCAGCGGGACAGCAAGGCCGTCTGCGGCGCGGCGCAAGCGACGGCGCACCAGCACTTCGCCGGCCTCGACCATCTCACGGCAGATCAGCGTCTGAAGCCCGTAGAAGTCGAGCTGGCCGTCGGCGTCACAGGCTTCGGCCCATCGTTCGAACATATCGTCGACGCGGCGGTCCAGCGCCTCGTCGCCACTGGCGGCGCGCGGCATGATGCCCGCGCCAATGATGTTGTTCACCAGCACCGCCACGGCCTTGGCCGCATGCGGGTTGTTGCGCACGAGATCACGCATCCGGTCGCGCAGCAGCGCCCCGGCCATGCCGATCTCGGTATCGGCCGAGGATCCCGGCGTGCGCCAGCCATCGGTGCGACGCCCTCGCGCAGCACCGTCATAGCCCCGCGCGAGAGTCTCGAAGGCCTGCCGCGCCAGCACCCGACGTGCAGCGGCCCGCGGGGCGACCGACGCGATGGCGCGGTCGAACCAGTTCACGGCCATCAGCGATCCCCGCGCGAGAAGCCCGCGAGACCGGCCACCGGCAGCGGCCGGCCGACACCCGCGATGGCGCGCTCGATGGTACGGATGCGGGCGAGCAGATCCTCGGCCGAACCATAGTCCACCGACTTGCCGTCATAGCTGACCCGCGTCGTGCCGCTGGCATAGGCCCGGCGCAGCGCCGAAAGTTCGGTGTCCGTCCAATCGGTCATCAGAACCATCCCTCCCGCCGCCCGAGCCAGTCGGAGCGGCGCTTTCCCTGCGGGGCGTGTCCAGGTCGATTGATCTGCCCGGCGGGATTGCTGTCGGTCGGCGCCGCCCGGAGCTGATCCTCGAGGTCACGCCATTTCTCGTCGGTCCAGCGGTCCGCGCCCGCGATCCAGGCGGCGGCGCGGGCGTAGACCCGGCAATCCAGCGCCTCGTTGCGTTCGCGCAGCTTCTGCCATTCCAGCCGGGCGAAGCCGCGCTTCGTGCGCACCGTCACAAGCTGCTCAGCCACGACCTGCTTCAGCCACTCGCTCTCGACCCATGTCGGCAGGTGGATCGTGCCGGGCGGGAACGCCGCGCCCTCGTCACGTTCCTCGGCCGTCGGGCGCTCCAGCCGCAGGAAGCGGTAGGTTTCGGCCTTGAAGGTCGAGACCGCCACCGTCCAGAGCCGGGCGCCGCGGCGCAGGCGTTTCCCGCCCTCGGTCGCATCGACGAAGGTGGGGCCGGAGACCGGACTAGAGCGATTGAAGCCTTCGAGACCCTTGACCGGCGCGACCTGCGCGAAGCCGACTTTGCGCGACCAGGCGTAGACGGCCGGGGCTTCGTAGCCCGTGTCGATGGCGAGCCGCGCGATCCGAAGGTGCGCACCGTTTTCATGCGGCCACGACCGGTCGAGGAGTGCCGTCAACTGGTCCCAAGCGTCATGCCGGTCCGGCCCGCCCTCTACACGCACGTGATCGACGAGCCAGCTCTCCAGTCCTCGGCCCCAGGCCCAGACATCGACCTCGATGCGGTCCTTCTGGACATCCGCGCCCGCCGTCAGGAACAGCCCGCCCGCTGGCACCATGCCTGGCCGCCACGCCTCGCGGCGATCGTAGAGCCGCTGCCAGTCCGGCGCCTCGCCGGTTTCGACCCATGTCTCGCCGAGAATGGTGTTGCGGAACGCCTTGATCGCCTCGTCGGAGCCCTGGGCCGCCTCCCAGCTGCGCGCGATCCGGGACCAGCTGAGCCAGCCCACCGGCGAGTAGAGCGCAGAGAGGTGGTAGCCGACCGTCGTCGGATCAGCGGCCGTGGCGGTCGCCCGCCATTCGCCGCGCTCCAGCATCGCCGTCTTGTGGTGCTCCGCGACGGCTCTGTCGCAGCCTTCGCAGATGTACTCCGCCGTCTCTGGCCGCCCCTTCTGCCAGCGCAGCCGCTCGAACTTCAGCCACTGCATCGCCCGGCAATGTGGGCACGGCACGAAGTAGCGCCGCTGGTCGGACGCCTCGAACTCGCGCTCGATGCGGCTGAGCCCCCGGATCGTCGGCGTCGAGACCAGGAACACCTTGCGCCGATGGGCGAAGGTCAATGAGCGCGCCTCGGCCAGGGTCACCGGGTCGCCTTCCTCGTCGGCCGAGGCCGGATAGGCATCGACCTCATCGAGGAAGATGTAGCGCGCCGGGGTCGAGCGCAGCCCGACCGCCGAGTTCGCGCCGGTCATGATCAGGATGCCGCCCGCGAATTCCTTGGACAGCATCGTGTTGCCCGCGTCGCGGGATCGGGCCGGTTTGACCCGCTCCCGGAGCTCGGGGCTCTCGTCGATCAGCGGGTCGATCCGCTGCCGCGAATTGCGCTTGGCCAGTTCCACGGTCGGCTGGACCGCGAGCATGGGGCCCGGCGCCTGGTGGATCGCGAAGCCGATCCAGTTGTTGCCGGCTTCCGTCGCCCCGACCTGCGCGGCCTTCATGAACACGACCCGCTGCGCCGCGTCGCCGGGCGACAGCCGGTCCATGATCTCCCGCATGTAGGGCGTTCGCATTGTGCGGTAGCGGCCCGGTTCGGCCGAAGCGCGGGACGCCAACATCCGGTGCCGGTCCGCCCATTCCGAGACGGTGAGGTCGGGATCCGGTCGGATCCCGTTGCCCCAGGCGCGCAGGATCTCAGCCGCGCCTTCGAAATCCCTCAGGCCATCTTCATCACCGGAATTCGGGCCGGACCTCGGCGAGTTCGTCGAGGTGGGCGCGTACATGTTTCTCCAAGGCCTTCTGCATGGCGGCCGCCTCAACGCCGAGTTCGGCCGCCATCAGCGCCGCCGCGCGCGCTGGCCAGTTCACCCAGGCATCGCGCTCCTCGCGTGCCAGCCGGAACACGACCGCAACCGCCCGGGCGCGGTCGACGAGTTCTCCCTTGAGCTTCTGAAGCCGGATGCGCCGCTCCTGGGCCTTCAGCACCTCATTCGCGGTCTTGGCCTGCAGGAAGGTCGTGCCGCTGCCGACGGGTGGCGCGGCAAGCCCTTGTTCCCGCAGAGTGTCGCCAACGGCGGACACGGCCGCATCGGGTACCGGCTTGACCTTGGGTGCCGTGGTGCGCCGGGACTTCGACGGGTCCGTCATCGCCGCCCGGCGTGCATCGCTCGCCTCTGCGTCGATGCTGCCATCCTCATGGAGGACCAGCCGTCCCGCCGCCTTCGCCTTCTGGATCGCGCCCCGCGAGAGACCGACGCGCGCGGCGTATTGACGCTCGCTCAGCCCCTGCATGGCGTTCTCCGATTATTGTTCAGATTCAAGTGCTTATCGAGTTGATAAGCGGTTCGGACAGAGCGAACGTGGCTTTCGAGAGCACGCTGCAACTCGCCACGAGGAGCCACAGAGATGACCCGCCGCGCCACCGACAACTCGAAGGCACTCGACGCCTTCATCGCCGCCAAGCTGGAGATCGACAGCATGCTGGAACGCCTCAAGGCGCTCAGCGACGACCACTTCGAAACCGATCCCGATGAGATCAACTGGGGCCATGTCGGGACCCTGAGCCACTACCGCGACAAGCTGCGCGAGATCACCGACATGGCGTTCCGCGAGGGCGAGCACGCCGGGTGAAATCCTGCCCTGAACTGAACTCCGGCCGCGCCGCGCCGCGCGGCTTGGGGTCGTAGAAGGACCGCGACGGTCGCGGTTCAATCCAAGGAGACGACCCCATGACCAAGCTCACCGACACGCAAGCCGTAATTCTCAGCGCCGCCGCTCAACGCGACAGTCACAATGTCCTGCCGCTTCCCGGTTTCCTGCGCGGAGGCGCCGCCACCAAGGTGGTGGAGACGATGATCGCCAAAGGCTTCATCGAGGAAGTCTATGCCGACGTCCGCAAGGGCGAGCTTATCTGGCGCGAGACCGGGGACGGTCACGCCAGCACGCTGGTGGCGACCGACGCAGGCCTCGCCGCCATCGGCATTGAGCCCGAGGGCACGAGCACCGCGCCTGCGAGCGCGCCAGACACCCCCGCCGAGCAGCAGGCTGCGCCCACGACGCGAACACCGCGCGAAGGCACCAAGCAGGCCGCGCTGATCGCGATGCTCCGCGCGCCGGGAGGCGCGACCATCGCCGAGATTGTCGCGGCCACCGGCTGGCAGCCGCACACGGTGCGCGGCGCGATGGCGGGCGCTCTCAAGAAAAAGCTTGGTCTCGAAGTGGCCTCTGAGAAGATTGATGGCCGCGGGAGGGTGTACAGGATCGACTAAATTTAGAACAATGCGGGTTGCTTTATCGCATCCAACCGGACCACGCCGTTGATTAACCACGTGTCCGGGTACAGAGAATGGGTTCCCATGGCGAGGAGCATTCCTTTCGAGGGATACTCCTCGCCGAAAACTTTCTTCACGTCCGCCAAAGCTTGGTCGTGGCCGTATTCTCTTTCCCAACGGTAATAGGTGGCCTCAATCTCCCAGTCCTGGCATGTGCCCTCCCTAACCCCATCATCTGACCTGTACCGATACTTGAAGCGGTAAGGGCACGGTTTGTACGGAATGATCGGTTTGGTATTGAAGAGGTCCGGTTGAGCCTTTAGCGCTTCAAACTTCGCCGTCTCTGCCGCGATTTCTTCAACGCTTTTTTTCTCTACCTTGAACCCGGTAATCTCTGCCTGCAGCAAGACAAGGCTTCTTCCTTCGGCTCGTTCTTTATCCAAAGATGTCACGATTGAACTTGCCAGGAACCGCTCTCGCTCAGTTTTCCTGAGCTTTCCCAATATCTCGAGACTGTCCTGATCGACACGAC